TTGAAGTCATTCTTCATGGTGCTGGACGCATCCTGGCTCTTGACCTTCAGATTGTTCAGAGCCTGCTGGGCGGTCCGGGCGCCAGGCGCGATCTTCTCGACGTTCTTGACCAGATCAGTCGCGGCCTGAGACGCCGAGCGGAAGTTGGTCGTCGAGCCCCCGGCTGCCTTGCTCAGACCNGAGACTGCGCTCTCAGAGGCGGACGCGGCGCTGGGGAGGAGGCCCAGCACGTCGAGCAGCCACNCGACGGCGCCGGCCAGCGTCTGGGCAGCCAGCGCGGCGGCGTCCATGACCGGGCCCCAGCCGTCGAACAGNGTGATGAGCGTCGCCACGGCGCCGATGACCGCCGCCGCCCCGAGGAACAGAGGATTGGCGAGCATCNCGGCGGTGAGGCCGGCGATGGACACGGTGAGCTGACCAANGGTCACGATCATCTGGACGAAGCCGGCCACGATCTGGTACGNCTGCACNGCGAGGAAGGCGGCGCCCAGCGCAACAACGGCCGGGACGAGGATGTTCACGTTGTTGGCGAGGAACAGGATCGTCTGGCTGAGCAACTGGGCCGCGCCCGTCGCCTGGTTCGCCTCGCCGATGAACGCGATGGTGTTGTTGCGCAGCACCGTGAACGACTGGCCGATGGTCATCGGCATGGTGCTAAAGANGCGATCCATCTCCGCGCCAAGGTTGTTGATAACCTTGAGCACGCGGTCCATGGACAGCAGGCCATCGGCGCCCATCTGAACCAGCTCCTTGCCGGCCGCGCCGAACTCAACCTGGAGCGCCTTGGCCAGGACTGCGTTGTTTTCCAGGACAGACCGGAGCTCATCGCCGTTGAGGCGCCCAGCGCCCAGCGCCTGCGAGAACTGCATCATGCTGTTCTTCGCCTCAACGGTGGTCGCGCCCGAAACCACGAGGGTCTTGTTGAGGATGTCGACCACGCGGATCAAGTCGTCATGAGTCAGCCCAAGCCGGTCGGCCTGGAGGGCGAGGCGGGTGTACATCTTGCCCGTCGCCTCCAGATCAGAGCGCGAGCGGTTGGCCACATCCAGGAGGTCCCGGAAGACGTTGGCGGCGTTCTCGCCGGGCAGCAGCGTGGCCTTGATGCGGTTCTCCAGGTTCTGGAAGGCATCCGACATCGTGATGAGCTGCCGGGCCCCCAGCGTAGAGGCGATCAGCCCGAGGGCGCGCGTCAGGGCATCAATCTGCTGGCGCGAGCGGTCGGCCGCCACGCCGATGTTGGAGAGGTCCCGCTGGACCTGCAGCGCGCCGTCCTGCCTGACAGAGATGATGATGCTCTCATTGATCGCCATCAGAACACCTTCGCCGCGCGGACCCGCGTGACGCCTGCGACCAGAGCCTGCTGGACAAAGCCGCTCGGCGCCTGAGACGACTTGCCATACTCCAGTTCGATAATATACGGCGCATTGTTGACGATGTAAACCACGTCAGTCAGCCGGGCGCTCATGATGGTCGGTAGACCGGCGCGGATGGTCGCCTCCGCATTGAGGCTCTTTGTGGACCCCCTGACGCCGGGAATGTAGGGCTCACGGTAGGCCGACGACGGGGAGCCCAGCGTCACCGTCCAGTTGGAGATGGCGCGGCTCGTGTCCGCNGGGGTGCCGTGAGCAACGCTCTCCAGGACACCGCGCGACGCCTCCTGGATCGCCTTCTCAACACCTCGCGCGACGCGCTGGGAGAGGTTCTGGAAGCGCGCTGTGTAGCTAACCGATCTGGCCACGGAGGCGCCTCCCCATCCTGTTCTGACGGCCCGGCCGCTCGCGGGTCTTTGACGCCTGCTGGCGCTTCCGGTTGAACCAGCCCAGGTAGGTCTTGTCCAGCTCGCCGACCAGGAAGATCGCCATGTCCGTGCCCTCCTCGTCGATGCCGTTCCACTGACACCAACGGATGACATCGAACATAGAGATAGCCTCAGCGCCCTCAGAGGTAAAGCGGCGCTGGCGGTGGAGGTCGTTGAAGAGTATCATCCAGAGCGCCAGCCCGGTTCCGAGAACCGGNGGATTGGCGAACTTCGGCGGGATCGGAGCACCGCTGCGGCGGCACTCCTCCAGCACCTGACGCTCAACCGGAGCCTGCTCCAGCTCGTAGAGCAGGCACTCAGTCAGTTTTTTGCGGCGGCCTCCAGATTGGCCTGGAGGAACAGCGCGGCACGCTGGGCCTGGGCCTGGATGTCCAGGAACAGGTCGGGGAGGTCCAGAAGCAGCTGCACCACGTTGTCGAACGTGTAGGGAAGNGGCTCCCCGTCGCGGCCAATGACGTCTTCCCAGCCGAGGATGACCGTCTCAGCGAACACCTCGGCCATCACGCGCTCGATGACCTTCGGGTCGATGGTGCCGTTGTCCAGCGCCCGGCGATAGGGACGTGTCTTGCGCTCCAGCACGGTCGCGAAGCGGCGGTTGGCNCCTCCGGCCCGGGCAATCTTGATGCGGCCGGCGTCGCCATAGTCGAGCCAGATGCCGTTGACCTCCAGGTCCTCAGAGGTGCCGAACTGCTTGTAGAAGCTCATGGTTCTCTCCTCGTTTGGCAGGGGGCGGGGGGCCGCTCACCCCGCCCTCTCTCGTCAGGTGTCGGCGCGGTTGGGCAGGTAGTCGTAGAAGACCCAGAGCATGGTGTGGTCCATGTTCGGATCGTACTTGGCGCCAGTCGCCGCCTGCAGCTCCAGCGGCAGCGTGACAGCCTCGTCCTGCTCCACGTTGGCGAGGCCGTCGCCCAGGGACAGCAGCGGGAAGTCGATGCTGATGCCAGCGTTCGCCTTGACCAGATGCAAATCAAAGGTCACGTCGGCGTTGTCCTGGACAGCCTGGATCGCCTCAACATTGGTGAAGTAGGCCGTGAGCTCGCCGCTCACCTCGAAGGTGCCAGCTGTGACATCGAACGCNCCCAGCACCGACACAGCCTTGTTGTAGCTGAGGTTGTTATTGATGCTGATCGAGCCCTCCTGGATGTACGCGAACAGGTTGGAGGGCGTCGAGGTCGTCGGATCGATCACGCTGAGGTTGATCCGCGCCACGTCATTCGCCGCGTTGAAGGCGTCCGCCTCGGCGATCTGCGGCCGGGTGCCGGCCTTGAGGCCCTGGGCGGCCGTGCGCGTCTCATGCTGGCCGGCGAGAAACGACATCTCAGTGGTCAGGATTTCACCCGTCTGCATGTTCAGCGTGAACTCGCTGGCGATGCAGTTGGTGATGTACTCAGCCTGGAGGTCGCCGGGGTTGGCGTCGTCGGGAGCCCCGAGGGTCCGCTCAAACTGGTAGGTCCGTCGCTTGATCAGGGAGCCCGTCTCGTTCTTGAGCACGCGGCCGAAGAAGATCTTGATGGTCTTCGATCCGCCGGCCTCGTCAGCCATGGTCCCCTGGGACTTGTCGAAGACAATCTCATTCTGGCTCACGGACTTGACGCGAACGAAGCCGTTGTTGCCAGGAGTGTTAAACGACTCAACGGCGAGGTCGCCGCCGATGTAGATCCATTCGCCAGGAATGAGACCGAAGTCCTCACAATCCTTCACCGTGGTCGTCAGACGCGGGAGGACGCCGCCGCCNGGGGCGCTGATCTCCGCGTCGCCGGCGTCGAACTGGAAGCCCACGCGCACCACGGTNCCGNTCTGGCCGCTGCTGGCCACCAGGGTCTCGGTGACCGGGATGGTGGTGGCCGAGCCGCCGCTGTCGACGTGCTTGAGACCGTTGTTGGTNGGCTCGTCGAAGCCCTTGGCAAACAGCAGATCGCCAGCCACGTAGCCGTCGCCTCCGCTGGCCACGGTGTAGGCCGAGGTGGTGGTGTCGGTGGACGGCAGCTCGTTCTTGCGCCGCATGTCGGCGAACATGAAGCCCTGGAGCAANTCCTGCAGGTTCTCCTGCGTCAGNTCCTGCTCAAAGCCGGCGGTCGCCTCCAGGTCCACCACCACGCCCTTCTTGCGCTGGCGAGAGGGATTGATGGGGTTACGGGCGACCGTGGTCACCTCACCGCCGAAGTCGTCATAGCTGTTCGGCTCCAGAGGGNTCCAAACGGGCGTCGGAGGCAGCACGCCGGGACTAGCTTCCTCCGCGTAGCGAAGGCCGGTGAAGTTGGAGTCAATCTTCTTGACCTGAGCCATAACGGCCTCCTGTCACGCGATCTCTGTGCGCTCAAAATCGGCCATGACGTTGATCTGGTAGAACAGACCGTCTCGACCAATCTCAGTGTAGCGCACGTTCCTGAACCATACATCCCTTATAGCTCGTCCCTGGAAAGCAGACAAGGCGACCTGCGCGAGACGCTGGGCCACGAGGCTGTTCCGGCCGGCGCTCATCGGGGTGAGGGTCTGGACGATGACCACGCCGTAGTGGTTGAAGCGNCGGCCGCCGGGCTCGCTGAGCGAGCGCTGCTGGCCGTTGACGTGGCGGATGATGAAGCGGGCAAACGCCTTGTTCGGGGTCGGTGGCGCGGGCGGTGGTCCCGGCGGCCCGGCCGCCCCGTTGTACAGGTCCATCTGGGCGCTCTCCCAGATGACCTCAGGGACATAGCCGATGATGGACGGCGTGTCGGCCTTCCATCTGTCGAAGAAGATCTTGGAGATGAGGTCCGTGGCCTCGACAANGTCGCTCATCGCTGCGCCGTCCTCCGCAGGATGTCGCGCAGGATCACGGTGTTCGGCAGCTGCGTCTTCTCGCGCAGCTGGAGCTCATACATGATGCGCTGCTCGTTGGGCATGAGCACCGGCGCGTTCTGGATAGCCCAGAAATGATCGCCGTCCATGATGATGTCGTCCACCTGGGGCTCAATAGGCAGCCCATCGGCGGCGAGGTAGCCCTGCAGGTCAGTGCGCAGGATCTGGGTCCCGTCCACTCTCGTCGCCGGGAAGCTCAGAAACACGACGTAGACTGGCCACGCCTGCGCCGTCGCGTCGCCCGGGCGCCACGGCATGTCGGGGTCCGGCGGCGGCCCGTTCTCGACACGCACGAGCTGCACCAGCCGTCCGTTCTTCTGTATGAGCCGGGCGGCGAGGGCAATCGCGCTGTCGAAGCGTCCCATCAGGTCCTCACGCTGTTGCGAACGTTGGAGCTACGGGCGAGGCCCGAGGCGAGGACCAGACGGTCAGCCAGNGGATAGATGGGCATCGTGTAGGCGTTCGTGGCCGAGTAGGATGTTTCCTCCTCGATGGGCCCCACCTTCTCACGCTTGGACGTGACGAGCCTCTGGCTGGCATCGCTGGGCGGCGCGGGCATCAGATCGGAGGNCATGGCCAGCAGGGCGTACTCAGCCGTGGCCCGCTTGATGACGTAGGGGATACCCTGGACTAGCTGCTGGCTCGCATCGATGGCGTCGAGGCGCGGCCACTCAGTCGTCTGGATGCGGTAGCTGTTCTGGCGCTCGCCGACGTAGACGAAGCGCGCGTCCACGTAGTCGGTCGCCTTGACAATCGCCTGCTGCTTCTGGGCCTCGGTGAACCCTGAAGTGTCCACGCCCCGGTCGGCGTGGTAGTTGTCGAAGAAGCTGACATCGATGTAGGCGTTGGCCCCGGGGGCCGTCCCGCTGTCATTCTGGACAACAAAGGCCATCAGAACCTCCCGAGGGGAAGAAGGCCCCCAGGTGGGGGCCTCCGGGTCACTTCTTCACTTGTTCCTGGGGGCCTTTCGATCCGCCCCCGGACTTGGGCGCGCCCCCTGCCCCAGCCTTGGGGACGCCACCTGTGCCCCCGTCATTTGGGGCTGGTGACCCTGCGGGCGCCGGGTCCCCGTTACCACCATCCGGCCGGGCCCCACCAGATGCCCCTTGAGCCAGAACGCCATCGCTGGTTTCCTTCTTCTGGTAGCTCACGCCCCCGGCCTGCATCTCCTTCTCGGTGAGCTCCCTCATCGTGGCCTGGTAGCTCACCTCAAAGTAGCGGCCGAGGTTGCGAGCCTGCTGTTCGGAGCCGGCGAAGACCAGCTTGCCGTCCACGAAGTCTCGGTTGTTCAGACGCCCGGTGAAGTCCTTGTGGGGCCCACCAAGCTGGATCAGGTACATACCGCCCATTGCTTCTCCTCCTCACCCAAGTCAGCGAGTGCGCAGGGCCGCTACCACGTTGGAAAGCGTCGCGCCAGACGCCGGGAGGACCACCGTCAACGGGTCTCCGGCGTCACCGCCGTCGGTGATGGTACCGATGAAGCCGTCAATGGGGGTCTGGCCCCAGGCCGGGGTGAGCTCGACGAGCACGAGACGATCGCCCAGGTTGTCGTCAGTACCAGCAATGGTGAGCGTGCTGGTGCCGGCGTCGTAGGACGCATTGGCGATGGGGCCCGTGCTATTGAGAGCCGCGACCGCAGCCGCCGCCAGAAGGTCGATGGTGTCGCCCTCCTCGCCAACCACCGTAACGTCCACGTCCGTGCCGTAGACCTTGATGCGCAGAGTCCAACCGGCATAGTCAGCTGCGGCCTTGATCTCGGTGACCGTCGCGGCGTCCCACATGGCGGCGCTATCGCCGTCAAAGAGGGCCTTGGCTGCCGACCGGGCCCCGGTGGCATCGGCGGCGAAGACCACCAGGACGTTGGATCCGCCCTTGAGAGACTGGCCGCCCTCAAAGGGCGCCTGAACCAGATAAGCAGGCATCGTCTCATCTCCCGCTAGAGGTGGGAGAGGGGGCCAGCGGCCCCCTCCACTCAGTTGCGGATGCCGTCCGCCGCCGCGATGCCCAGCTCAGAGAACAGGGCCAGGGCGCAGTACCACTTCACACGGGTGATGTTGTTGTCCTTGGTCTCGGACTCACCGATGGGCACCACGTTGATGCCGGCCATGCGCTCGGCGGTGAGGCCGGCGATGCCGTAGCTNCGGGAGCCGTCATCGAACGTNCCNGCCCAGATGGTCGTGGTGTTGGACGAGGTGCCCTTGGACTGGTTCACCGGGATGTAGTCATTGCGGAAGATCGGAACGCCCCGGTACATCGGGACCTGACGACCGCTCGGCAGCGTCATCGTCTCGTTGATGCCCGCCCCGCCCAGAGAGCGCAGCAGCGAGAAATAGCTGCGGATGGTGCGCGAGGGCATCATGAAGTAGTCCACCTGGCCGTCCTTGTCGATGACAAGGTCGATCAGGTTGTCCAGGATCTCAAAGGAGAGGTCGGAGCCGTTCGGGCCCGTGTCAACCTTCTGGCTGTTCGGGGTCAGGACCAGGAGACCGGCGAACTCGTCATTGGTGCCGGTACCATTGATGAGCATGTCCTGGTACTTGCGCGCAACGCTCTTGGCCTTGGACGCGACCTGGATGGCTCGCTGGTCGTTGATGTTCGAGCGGGTGGCCTGGATGAGGCCGTTGACCTCAGCGTCGCCGATGATCGTGGTGAGCGAGACGGTCACCTGATCGAAGGTCGCCGGGTTCTTGGCAGTGATGGTGTCGTCGACACCCGCCACCTGGACATCGCCCAGCACCAGCTCGCGGTTGTAGGCGAGCGCGTTACCCTCGATGCCGTCGAACGGCAGCAGCTCGAAGATCGGGTTGACGCTGACGATGCTCTCGATGACGCCAGCGACAAGCTCGTCCTGGCTGAGCTTGGCCGACTCAGAAAGGGTCACAGAAGCCATTTAAGTCGCTCCATGAGATAGCAGTTGTATCTACCACCCCTGGGCAGATCACCTGCGCTCCATGGGCCGACCGGATCACCCTGCAGCCCCTCGGGGTTGTATATGCATAACCGATTGGGTCGGCGCCGTCAAGCGCCGACCCAATAACGTTCAGCGGCCCAGACGGTCGAGGCCGCGAGCGATCTTGCTCACGGCAGAGCCCGGGGGCTGCGGCTGNGGGATGGTGCCATTGGCGCGCTGGGCGCCCGGGGCCGCACCGCCTCCGCTGGGCGCGTCGCTCTCGAACAGGCGGCCGTACACCTCGTTGCTCTTGAGCTCCTTGACGAGGTCGTGCGGCGTGAGCGGCTGGCCCGTGGTCGGGCTCACCCGCACATCGCCGTCCCGGTCGACAACCACAACCTGGTAGCCGTCATCCTTCTTGACCGCGCGCAGCGAGCCCACCACGAAGGGCTTGACCAGATCGGGGATGCCCTTCTCGGCAACGATGGCCTGGACGGCCTGGGCCTCGACAATGTAACGNTCCACGGCCCGCAGGGCCTCGTCGCGCTCGCGCTGGGCGGCCTCCAGTTCCTTCTGGAAGGCGGCCTTGGCTTCGCTGCGAACCTTGTCAATCTCCACCTTCTGGCCCTTGAGGGACTCATATTCCGCGAGGCGGGCCGCCACCGTTTCGGCGATGGCCTGCGGAGTGTCGCCGTATTCCTTGAGCGGGCTCAGATCGAGCGACGCCTTGACGTCCTTGACCTCCTTCCGCAGCGCCGCGTTGGCGGTATTGAGGCCGTCGATGGCCTTCGTGACACTCGCAAGCTCTGGATTGAGCTTGTAGCGGTCGCCGTCCTGCACATAGAGCGGCCGGAAGTCCTCCGGGACGATGGAGAGGTCGATCAACCTCAGGATTTGCCGCAAGTTTCCACATGGAATCACTCCAAAGTTGTGGGGATCACCCCCGTCTGCGCCGTCGCATCACGCCGACGGCTGCTCCGGCGGTCGCCCGCCGTTGCCTGCGCCCCCTGCGGGCGCCTGCCCTGGTGCCTTCCGTGGCTCCGGGAGGGTTTCGCGCTCGCGGCGCATCTGATCGATGTCCGCGTCAGCGTCGTAGTCGCTGGAGAGGAGCCCGCGCCGCTGCATCTCCTTGATCCACTGCTGCCGGGAGATGTCGCCCCGGTTGCGGGCGTTGGCGAGCTCAGCCAGATCGGCGCTCTCAAAGCCCTGCGGCCCGAAGTCCTCGTTGATCCACACGCTGCCGCCGGCGTCGTCGCCAAGCCCGAGCCAACGAGCGGTGTACTGCAGGGCCGTCTCCATNGCGTCGCGGAAGGAGATGGTCATGACCTGCAGGGGAGACAGCATCGAGCGCCGCGCGTTGACGGCCGGAGTGGCGACGTAGGTGGCGACACCCGGGCGCAGATACTCGGCGCCATACATCGCCATCTGCTCAAGCAGCGTCTGGAGGTCCTTGGCGCCCTCGCCGATGGCGGCGCCGGTGGACTCAACATAGTAGAAGCGGCCCTGCGGGTCGCTGGCCCAGAGGACCTTGTTGGGACCCACCTCGATGTCGGTGCCGCCGCCCGTTCCCTCGTTGTCGGCGCCGGAGACAGCGAGCATCGGGAAGCGCGACACGCTCAGGATGTTGCGCTGATCGGTGTAGCTCTGCCAGTGGCACACGTTCATGAACGCGAGGTCAAGCAGCGGCGGCTTCGCCAGCATAAAGGACTGGCGGTCGGTGTAGAAGGTGACCAGCGGCACCTCCTTCAGCGTCGTCTCGCCCTCCTCGGCCAGCACCCACTTGTCATCGCCCGGCCGCGCGTTCTCGTCGGGCACCCACACCTGCCAGCGGCCGGGCTCGCGGACCTGGATGCGGCGCACGATCCGCTCACCGAAGCCCACCCGCTCCACCAGCGTCTCATAGAAGCGCAGGTGGGTGATGACCTCGCGCCCGTTGATCACCTCAGCGTAGGCCGCAATCACGTCCTCCGGCTGGATGAGNAGCCAGTAGGGACGCAGCCTCTGGGCCCGGTCGTCAGCAAGGGTGCGCGGACGGTCGCCGACGCGCGGGAACTCCACCAGGACGTGGGCAAAACCCTTGGCCAGACCCTCCCGAAACCACTTCCGGGCGAACACGTCGATGTGCGTTCCGCACAGATCGATGTCCTCGGCCAGCGTCCTGATCTCCTCGGGCACGTCCGGCTCCAGCCGGATCGGCTGGGCGAACGGGAAGCCCACGAGCGTATCCAGGGTCATCTCAAGCGCGTTGACNAGGACACCCTGNTTGCGGCGCCTCTCCCAGTTGTCGTGCGTCTCGGCGGGATGCTTGGGCAGGTAGATCTCACCCGCCGCGCGCATTGTCTCGGTGCCGCCAAGCACCGCGTTGATGAGGTCCCAGCGAGGCGCCATCACAGCATACTGCATGAAGCGGTGGCTGGGCTGAACCTCGTCCGTCTGGCCCGAGGGCGCGCGCGGGGTCACGCCCGCCGGCTGGGAAGTGTACGAGGTCTCAAGTTTCGCCATCAGAAACCTCTCTGACCAGCACTGCGCCGCATCCGGCGCACCCTGTATCTCAGCTCGTCCCCGATGTGGTCCTCAGCGTCCGTGTGGACGTCATCGGGGTTCTTGTCGTCCCGGGGCAGCACGGGCACTGTCTCGATGAACTGAAGACAGTCCTCCGTGACCCAGAGGCCCGGCCGATCCGGGGCCCCGACCTTGACAGCCTGCAGGCGCTCACGGATCATCTGCCAGCCCTGGCTCCGGCTGCCCGGCTCCTTCGCCGCGCGCTCCCACCGGACGCCCTGGCTGCGCATCGCCTCAGCGATGTTTGGCGAGCCAGGACGCGGGTCAAAGATAGACGTGTCCGCCGGCCCCGGCAAGACGCGCCCAACTATTCCCATACGGCGCTCACGCAGGATGATGCCCTGAGCAATGTCCGTCGGGGGCATGTTCAGGCCCTCGTTGCGCTTGCCGGTGAAGCCGTACCACTCCGCGAAGCGCACCAGGTCACCACGCACATGCCCAATCACACGGCCGTCCGGCAGCGTCATGGGCTCGCCATTGCTCTCGGCATACCAGCCCACGCTGAACGGGCGGCTCTGGCCGTAGTCGAAGGCCCGATCAATGCGCCAGCCCGACGGGATATTCCGGGGATCGATCCGTGGGATGACGTGCACCTGCCCATCCCACAGATCGTCGAACATGCCGCCCGACGTGATGTCCCAGCTGCCCTCCAGCCAGGCGCGCAGCTCGTTCGGATTGCGCGCCGACATGCGTAGGCGGTTGATGTAGTCCGGGTCCGCGTCGAGCAGCACCCGGTTCTCCATCAGGTGGCCGTGGATGGCGACGCGCGGCGGCTCGGGCGTGCCGTCCGGCCCAACGGCATCGACGATGACGCGCGAGCGCCCGTGGGGCAGACGGAAGCGCGCCTTGACCCAATTGTGGCCGACGCCATACGGGTTGGTGGTGGCCCGATACTTCCTCGGGATGCCGGGCACCGTCGAGCGGCAGCACGACATCATCATCCGGTAGCCCTCGTCAGTCGGCCAGGTCGTCAGCTCCTCCCACCCAATGAAAGGNTAGGCGTGGCCGTGATAGTTCCAGTAGTCGTTGGGCCGGTCGAACTGCCGGAACAGCAGCTGCTCACCGTCCGGGAACGTCCACGTGGACTTGGCCTGGTTGTACTGAGCCGCATCGCCCCAAATCAGGCGAAACCACTTCTGGGACTTGGCGATAAGGTCCGCCAGCTGTGGATAGGACTGGCGGAAGATGACGCCGCGCCACTCCGGCCCGAAGCCCTGGCCGACGTGCTGGGCGAAGTCCATGAGCAACGCGTCCGTCTTGCCCGGGCCGCGCGTGCCCTCGTACAGTACCTCAAAGACGGGGCAGCTCAGGAACGCCGTCTGCGAGCCGGGCTGCGGCACCCACACGGGTTTCCCTGCAGGCTTTGAAGCCCCAACCCAACCCGGCGGCACGTTCTCGTGGTGTCGCGGCGAGCCGCCCATCATGATCTCTTCTCCCCTCGGCCGCTGTCGGACTGTCATGTCCGCTCAACTCCAGGTCAACCTCGCACCTCCGGGTCAG